AAGATTTGCCTACAGCTGACTTAGATACACCGCGAATTTCTGCGACTGTATTCCAAAGACCAACAAATATCTGCTTGCGTTGACCTTCAGTACCAGCTTCAAATGCTTCAGCAATCATCTTGCTGTGATAACGAGAGTTAGCAAGGCGAGCAACTCGATATACCTGAGTAGAGGCGTTATCTGACATTACATCAAAGAAGCCATCTTTAAAGTACGGAATAGTTGTGAACTTTGCTGCAAAACGGTCAATGCGTCCTTGGATAACTTCAAGTGGCATACGTATTGCCCCAGAAGGACCCTTTGTTTTGGATATAAATGATTCATACTGTGCGATGCGTGCAGGATCATCTATCAAACCTGTAGCAATATCTGCATATTGTGGCTCTGAACCATAAAGTGCTGCAATAATCTTACGACCTGATTTATCAATATCAATAACTTTATCTGCCTGCGTATAGATGGCAATGCGTGCTTTACGTGCTGCATCAAGACGCGGAATAAGTGGAGTCTGTCGAGCAGGCTGTCCAGAAATAATTGTTTTTACATCAACAAAGTTAGCAAAGTAGTTTTTTGCTGTAGGTGCATCTTTAACACCAGCTCTAATAAACTCATCAATAGCGGCTGGACCAAATTCAGGAGCAATGCGCTTAAGTTTAGTTGACGCTTCTGTTGCGGCCTTGATATCTTTAGATGAGCGAGCAACCTTTAAGTTGTCAAGTTCTTTTCCGTATGTATCAAAAAAACCGACAACTTTAGGATTAGTAAATGCTGCATCTAGTTTTTGTGGACTTCCAATAATTTTCATTAAAGAATAACTAGCAGCATCATATGCCTGCTTTGCCTTACCAAGAATTAGTAATGGATCTGTTCTAAATCTATATAAAGCATCAACGCTGCCTGAAATTCCTTTGTAAAGAAATCCTGTACCTTCTAGTCCTTCTGGTAATACAGCATTAGCAACATCACGACCAGGTGAATATTTAGCAGCAACTACTGCATCGTAAGCATCTTGATATAATGGGTCTTGATTCTTGCTTGCTCTAGCAGCAATCTGTTTTTCTTCTTCTGTACCGTTGGCAATAATCTCATCTAGCGGAACACCAGAAGATGCTTTAATGGCAACATTAACTCGGTCTTGAGTGTATTTTGCTTTAGCCTTGTTAATACGGTTTGGGTCAAAGACAAGTTCTCCGCTTTTACCTGTGGCATCCCAAGCTGTTTGAAGACCTGATAGGCCTCTTAATTGGTTACCTGGTTTCGCTTCTTCTAATTGTTCTGCAACTTTAGAAAAACGATATAAACGTGTCATAAAATCTGACGCTGCTGTAGCGGCATTTAATGCAACTTTGCCAGCGTCTACAAGTCTTCCACCTGTATAGTGCCAAGCTGTACCCCAAGCGCCACGATTTTCTTCAGGCTTATCTCCATTAAATTCTACAAGAGCATTCTGCTGATCTGCAGGTAACTGATTAAACTTTTGTTTAGCCTGAGCAGGAGGTAAATCTAAAAGATTTTTGTGAGTATCTAGCAAACTAGATAAAGCATCAACTTGTTTTTTTTCGTTAGGATTTAATTGAGCTTGGGTGGCAGCAAGTTTTAAATTTGTGCTAGCCATTAAAGTCCTCTTGAAGCAGCTTGCTGATAAAGTATTGTTATTTCACCAGTTGTATCGTAAGGCAAAAGTTTTGCCAAAGTATCTGAAAGTTTTTCTACTGACTTACCCATCATCAATGCTGATGATCCAACGCCTGGTCCAATGTCAACGCCAGCTGTGATTTCTTCTTGAGGGCGTTGTGTTGGAGCAAATAATGGAGTAATAGGTTCTGATACTGCAGCCTCACGAATTACCGCTGCTTGTTCTGGACGGATATTTGCTGTTTTAGCAAGTGGAGCGCCTGCTTTAATAGCGGCTGTCTCTACACCTTCTCCGTATGCAGTTGAACCCATATCAAGGTTATCTGTACGTACTGAATATTTACCAGGACCTGCTACGCCTGCCAATGGATTCATTGGTGCTGTTGTCATCGGTCCTCCTCTAAAGTCTCTAGGTCTTGTGCCATCTCTTCCCACGCCTGATTAGTTTCAGTTTTATGGTTAGAATGGTAAATACTTAATTCTAATAATGATTCAAAAAATCCTGTTGCTACCTGCGATAAATTATATGCAGTTTCTGCAAGTACTACAACAAAGTCAGAAGGGCGTATAGGACGACGAATTCTGTTATTGTCCATCGTCCCATACACCTTCTACTAAATTTGTTAGCCTTTTTTTACTGCTGTTCCGCGACGGCCTGCTGGCATCATTGATGGTACAACCTTGCCTGGTCCTGCTGGCTTAGAGGTATCCTTCTTGCCTTCAACTGGCTTTGACATAGGTGCTGCTGCACGTGATCCTTTGTTCATATTTACACCTCCTCTGCTTAAGCTGCGCCGGATATACCAGCGAGTAGTTGGGCTATATCTGGACGTTGACCAGCAGCAGGGGCCTGACCAGCTTGTTCTTGTGGAGGTTGCTGCGAGGCAGGAGCGGGGGCCACACCTGCTGCTGGAATCTGTTGCTCCATACCTGGTGCCATAGGTGGCATCTCTGGGGTTGGGGCTGGTTCTGGCATAAATGCCTTTTCGATAATGTTCTCTAGCGCTTGTCCCTTTTGGCGACCTTGGATAACAGCTGCGATACGCCCGATAATCTGTGAAGGGTCTTGGCCTTGCGCCGCGAGTGCCGGTATCGCCTGAGCGTACTGAGCAACAGCAACACGCAAAGAGTCGCGCATCTCTTCAATATCAACACGTTGTTCCTCTTGTGTAACGTTAAGGTCCATTGGAATCTCACGGCGTACATAGTCACGTGAGACGAGCTTATCTGAACGCATTTGTAGTAAAGCAATGATGGCGCGGTTAGGATCCATACCAGACATAATGCCGTAACGGACATCTACGCCGTATTCGCCCTTAATGTCACGTGATGGGATGTACTTGAGTACATACGGTGTTCCATCGTCAGATCCCTTAATAGTCTTAGGGATACCGCCAAATACTTTCTCATCTGCTTCAAAGCAAAGTGCTGCAAGTTCTGTAAAGAGGCGAGCAAACTGCGCCTGTGCTGCCTTAATCTGTGTATCAAATCCAGCCTGTAGTGCTTGCACGCCACGACCAGTAACAACAGATGCGTCGATGTTGCCTGAACGAGACTCTGGGTAACGAGCACCCATACGAAGTTCACGCTCTAGTACGCCGGATTCAGTAAAGACTCCAGGTGGTAATTCAAGTGGTACACGACGAATACCTTGTGGGTTAGCAGAACGCATAATTGCATCTGGTCCGAGAGCAAGTTCCTGCACATCCTGTGGGATAGCAATAGGTGCTTGGATAGACTTCTCAGCTGCTTGAATCTGCAAGATAGCAAAGCGAGCACGAGCGAGTTGTACTGAGAGTACATCATCAAACTGACCGCGTGCTTCTCCGTCTAAGGATGAACGCATTACGGTACGTGCCATACACTTACCAAGAATGTTAGGTGTTGAAGATAAGACTAGGTTCTTACGCTCTGGTAAGTAGAGTAGGTCCTGATCCTTGTCGTGGTAGCGAACCATTGACACATAAGGTGAAGATAGTTGGTACTGGTTACGACCTAGAATCTGGTCATAAAACTCTGGGTACTGCGCTGCCAAAGACTCTGCATCGGTAATAATAACCTGAGTGACAGATAGTGTTCTGCCGTATCGGTCTAATTCTGGGTAGATACCAAATGGGTTGAGCATACGGATACGTGGGTTGTTGTCGTCGTAATCCATCTCAACCATACCAACGCACATACCGTAGGTGTTATACCAATCGGCTGCAGTGTACATCTGGAGCTGTAGGTCAGAGTTTGATACATAGAAGTTGGCAATACGGGTGCGAGTATCTGCAGCTTTACGGGCCGTATCGGAAACCATATTAGTTGCTGAACAGTTAAAGGATGGCAGTGGCGCCATCGCTTCTGCTAGATCGCGTGCTGCTACGTCAATGAAGTTGGCAACGAGAGGCTTAGGATAGTCCTCGGAGAACATAGATGGAAATACTTTTGAAATATCTCCTTGACGTACCGAAAGCACGTCGCGCATACGCTGGTCGCGTGATGCTGACCGCTGGCGTAGCCGCGATAGTTTCGCGTCAACTTCTTTGACTGATAACAATGTGGGGTCCTTAATTTAACTTTATAGTTTTTGATGAAACAATTTTTGGATTTACTAAGATACCAAATTTTTTAGGATCAATAGCAGCTGCTTCTTTTGCTGTTATTTTTCCTTGTCTTACAGCAGAAAGAATATGGGCTTCACTTGTTGTCTTATTAAGTTTAGTAAGTTTTTCAATTCCAGATTTTTTTAAGGCAGCAGTAGGATCTGTTTTTTTAGTTGAAACTTTAGGAGTATTCACCTTGCCTCCAGATACACCGCTACCTCTGGCTGGAACAGCGCCTGATTCTCCGCGTATCTTCATTATGTCTCCTATATGACTCTGATTTTGTTTTGCTCTGCGAATGCTTCTTCTAGGTTAATCACTGTTCTTTTGCCTATCTCTTGACGAGAGAGGAAAGGGTTTTTCATATGGTGGGTGGCATACTTGCCGTAGTTGAGCATCTCACGTGCTCGGATTTCACAGAACCATAGTGCCATCACCATATCGGTCTTACCCTTAGTCGTTGGAGTCCAGGTAATCAACTGCTCTATCAGAGCCTTAATGTTCTCGGTCTGATCTGATGGAAGGTGTATCAGGTTATCTCTATGGTGCTTACCATCAAACTGCTTAGTACCAAAGAGGGTAGACATAGATGCCACACCGAAACCGGCATCCCATTTATTAGAGCCGGTATGGTGTTCCTTAAACTGCACGCCGCGTGATGCTAGGTGCATACGGATGCCTTCGTCCTGCGTTAAGAAGGATTGGAAGGCGTTCTTTTCGACAATCCATTCGGACGGTGAGTATAGGGATGTCCAATCAAAAATAAGATTACGTATATCGGCTGGAGACGGACGGCTAATCTTGATAGCATCTACTATGTACCTCTTGCTCGTTGATCTATCAATGGCGTAACAGATAGCTGCGGTATCGCCAATCATCGCAGGGTCTAGCCCACAGATGTAGGTAAAGCCGTTTAAGTCTCGTGGATGTCCTGGGTGGCCTGCAACTAAGTTGCCCGCCTTACGCATTCCATCAATGGAGCCTTTTACACATACGGGGTCAAAGGCAGCGTTCTCAGATACATCCTGCTGCTGGTAGACCAAAGCCCAGGTACTAGCATCCATCGCTTGACGTTCGTTGTAAAGGTTACGACCAGACCAACGTGGGTATAGACCGTCATCGTTCTTATCAGATTCTGCCTGTCCATCAAATGGTGCATCTGAGGCGGGCCAAAGAGTAACCCACTTGTCGGGGTCTTCATCTGCGTCTAACAGGGCTGGCATCGCTAGATACTTCCAAGGGACAAGGCCGCCTGGGTATCTATCCTCAGAGCGAAGTTCGCGGTATAGGTCTACCGAGGCTACTCGTGTACCAATAATAATTAACTTACCGGTAGGGTTAAGACGGGAACGCACGTCTTGGGTTAACCACCGGATTTGCTTCTCAAACTCATTAGCGTTCTTGAGAGTAACGGCGTCATCGACAATAATCATATCGGCACGCTTACCGTAAATCTGACCGCCAATACCGACGGCTTCAATGTTCGGGTCTTTTTCGGAAGACTCACGAAGTTCATCACCGAAGGTGACGCGGGTTGCCTGCCAAGAGGCCGTCTTAGAGTTAAACCCTACGCCAGCTGCATAAGCGCTCTGGAGGTCTGCATACATCGGATGCGTTAGTCGCTGCTTGATGGCGTAGAGAAAGTCTGCTGCGAGTTGCTGTGTCTGTGAGACTATCAGTACTCGGAAGTTAGGGTTACGTGCTACCTGCCAGGTAACGTAGTCGACGGTGACCGTAATCGACTTGGCGTGGTTTGGCGGAATATTTATCAGGACGCGGTTTGAGGCAAGTCCTGGCTCATATTTCATACTGGGGTGGAACCAAGAAGGTTCACGCCCTTCAATCACATCTATAAGGTTCTTCTGGTGAGCAAAGGTCTTAGAGTGCAAAAACTTCTGGCGGAACTCCACGAAGTCGATATCGTGAACATCGCCGGATGCGAAGGACTTCTCCTTCAGGCCGAGGCGGGTTCGATCTATCTTATCTGCAAATATCTTATCGGTGCGACGGTAGTACTCGTAGGTCTTGATGGACTTACCGGCGCTGCCACAGGCCGCGTCGATAGTCATACCTTCTGCTACACATCCAAGGATAATACGCTTGGCTATATCTGCTGAGTTATCAGCCACGTAATCTCCTAAAATAAAGGGCTGACGCGGTAGCGTCTGCTAGATGAACTGTGTTCATCCGCCGGAATAGACGGGCCGGAATCACAGATTCCTTATACCAAGTTGAGGATGAATTTAAGAACCTACCCAGTAGGTTATGAAGATTCATCTACAGGTACATTTCTAATGTACCCAGTATGAGTTTTATACCAAGCTGATTGTCTCACATAATGAGATTCAATACTGAATAGAATTATCCCGTATTTAGTGGTACTGATCGCTTCGCCCTAGGGGGCTACGCGAAGGGTTCCACCCGAAGCGTACAGCTCGTAAACCGGAACATTCCCCGCTTTACTCCCCTACTATATATAAGGCAGGAAATTTAGACCAATTCCCGTTTTGCTAATGTGACGTTAGTCACACAATACATAACCGCAGGTCAGAGCCATATTACGGGGATCTCACTTTAGCAAATATTTTTTTGTAGGGTACATAACACTACCCACTCCGGCATTAAACAAGGGGGGGTCACCGTCAGCGACACGCCCGACCGCGCTGTGAGCTGTCCACAGGGCTGTCCACAGTTGGGGATAAGGCTGTGGATAAGTATTGGAAAGAATCGCAGGGCTTTCTCTGTATCCGGCAGACCCGAACAAGTGTTCGCCCCGTCAATATCTCTAGCCGTCGAACAGGTGTTCGGCAGTTAATCGATCAGACTCGACGATCGTATAAAGCTCGTAAGTTACTGAGTAGCCAGACCTGGTAACAATACTCGCTGGTAACTTAAAGCTCAGAAAGTTCACAGCATTCCGTTACCAAACTGTTATAAAGATTTTTCTCTTAAATGCTTCCGATATAGGGCAGAGTCCGGTACTTTTCTCTTAGTGGAAAAGCCACTAGAAAAGAGGCAACAATGAACGATCGTAAAAAAATCGTAATCGAACTCTCTGATCGTGATTTAGAAACGCTCTTGATGTTTCTGCACAATCAGCAATCAATCGCATTAAGAGAAGCCAAAGATTCAAATGGGCTTCTCAGTTTCAACCGTCACCGCATTTTGGAAAGCGTGACCGAGCAACTTGTTCAAAGCCAACTTGGCGATTTATACGATCAGATTAAGTCAGAAAGATAAGGGGATAAAAATGACTATCAAGACCGATATGGGTTGCATTAACTGCGGTTTCACCACCAGCGACGAAACCGAATTCCGCTTCCACCCTTGCAAGCAAAGCGCCGCTCGATCCGACTTCGCAATGTACAGAGCGCAAGTCAAAGAGGCGAAAGCCGAAGCAAAGCGAGACGAAGTCGAGAATGAGATTCTGAAAATCATCGGTTGGACAGTTGAAGAGTCAATCAATTCGATCCGATTCAATCGCCTTCGCTCTCTCTTTGCAGAATGGGAAAATGCAGATAGCGAGCTCGGTGAAGCCACCGAGAAAGTTATCCGACTCAGCAACGAATAGGTCGAAACCGCCTTCGGGCGGTCTAGCCGTAAATCGGCTACTGATGAGACCAAGGAGAAAAAAATGGACATAATCAAGAATGAGAAAGAATGGATCGAGGCGACACAGCACCAAGCCTTCACCGATATCGTGGTCGAAGCCTCGACAGAAATGATGAAATGCCTCGATCGTGTAATCACTAAAGCGGTCGGCTTTGATAATTCTCTGCGTGATGATGAGACCGAAGTGCAAAATGAGCTCAATGACATTGTCGCTCAGATTCTCTTTGAAAGCCTAAGTCACGATCAGTTCGTCTCACTTATAAATTCACATAACACAGACAAGTAAATTCGATCTATACCGTATAGAGCTCGACCTAACAGAAAGAGGAAAATAAAATGCTAAAGTTCTACATCGTGAAGAGAGAAGAAGCCGGACACTCTCCCAAATTTGAAGGCGAGAAAGAGTTCGACAGCCTAGCCGATTTTATAAAATACGCAGATTATCACCGTCAATACATTGAAGACATTTGGACACTAGAGGGGGCGAACTAATGAGCGAGCTAATGAAGCACTCGATCACCGTAAAGTTCACCACCGATTCACCACTTACCGACGATCAGATGAATAACCTCATCTCGATGATCGTGTTGCAGGTTCAAGAGCCGCAAGATTTAGACGGCAACGATGAAGCCTGGACAGCACGAGAGATTACAGTCGAGAGAGAGGGCGAGCGATGAGCGAGCTCATTTATTTAGGATCGATCTTGCTGAGCTTTGCGGTCTTGATTGTGGGAGCGCTGGTGCTGTGGGCTGTGGTAGAGGGCGCTTGGTGGCTCTTTACCAAGGCAACGGGGCGAGAATACTAGAGGCGTAATATCACACTCTGCTTATCCGGTAGAGTGTGGTATTCTGCAACTAGCAGACAAGAGAAAGAGAAAGAGGGCGACGAAGTGGCAAGAATTCCACAAGGCGTTACAAAGTACAAAGGAGAGTGGGGCACTTCCTACTTCTATCAGGGGATTCACATAACAAAAGGATCGGGAAAGTATTCCACGCCGTACGACTTCCGCGTGGAAGGCGTGAGGATTCTAGCCTCTACATTAAACGAAGCTGTGAGAGAAATCGAGAAACAACTACAGAAAGAGAAGGAGAGCGAAAGATGAACACAGAGACAGCAACACGCAACACTTGGGCTATCTATGAGGATCCACGAAAAGGAGCTGAACACACCACCGCGCTTTTTGAGTGGTCTCGTAATTACAACTATCCAACACCGGCGACGGTCTTCCTTGGTCTTATCGGATACGGAGAGGAAGAGTACGGCGAGGCCGTACAGATTCCGCAGGGCGTAGCCCTTGGATACTTGGAGCTTGATTACCTGGCCGACGCATTGAAAGAGTACGCGAGCAATCCGCAGACAGTTAGCGACGCAATCGCGGAGATGTTAGAGGCAGAGGGCAACGAGTGAGTTACTACGACGGCGACCCCTGGAGCAATCACCAGCTCAACGAGATCAAATGCGGAGAGTGTGAGAGAGAGTATGACGAGCAAGAGGGCGAGGGCAATATCTGTCCCGCTTGTATAGATAAGGAGGAAGAGGAATGAAGGCGATAGCAACACTTAAACTACATATAGATATATCTCAAGAGCGGGAGATGGGTTATCTCATATCCGACCCACAAGAGTATGCAGCAGAACAATTTATGGAATGGGTCTATGAAATGGTAAAGACCAATGACCTTTATCCCTGCATTGACGTAACAATAGAAGGAGAGAGCGAATGATTAAGGCATACGAGACGGAGACAGGGGGACACGGCACATACTGGCAAGTGTTTAAGTGGGTGCTAGGGCAAGAGCAGGATACTTTTATTGCTGATATGGAGAATGTATATGAAGCTATAAGGTACGCAAGAGAGCGAGGATTATCTATCACCCTGTACAGCACAGAGTGGCACGATAAATTACAGAAAGAGGGAGAGAGCGAATGACTATATGTAAAGAGTGCGAGAGCGAGGAGCTTTATTCTATGGATACGGACGACCACGATTGTAAGTGTGGTGCTGTTTATTGCGGTAATTGTGACGCAGAATTCTCCAAAGAGGGAGAGCTATTAGCTTATGGAAAGGTAAAAATATGACTATATGCGGGGATCACCTAGTGCCGGTGAAAGAATGCGGGTGCAAGATATGACTACCTGCGCTCAATGCTTGAAGGATTATGAAGCTGACGATATTCTATGGGCTACGCCTACGGGAGAGCTAGAGGGCGATACTCGCCCCTATTGCGTAGCTTGCGCTCCCAACCAACCAAACTATGAAAGAGAGATATAACTATGAGCGAGTGCGAGAAGTGCGGTATTGCTATACCAACGGAGCAATTAAGTGGGCTGAACACCTGCCCTAAGTGCGTAACAGCGTGGATAAAAGAATATAAAAGCTATCACGATAGACGATACGGAAAGAGAGTAAAGGTATGAGCGAGTCAATGGAGCAACTAATGGAGAGGGAGATAGCGGAAGCTATCGCCACGCTGAACAAGGCAAACCGTGCCTTGGACAGGCTATTTAATACGACAGAGGGAGAGGGCAATGAGTGACACTATTGTAGTTAAAACTAAACCTTGCTGTGTCTGTGACCAGTACGAGGTATGGAGCTTGGATCGCCAAGCGGTAGAGAGCTGGCAAGGGGGAGAGTATATTCAAAATGCCTTCCCTGATATGTCGGCAGAGGATCGAGAACTGTTGATATCCGGTACGCACCCTGCGTGCTGGACTAAATTATTTGGAGAGGAAGAGGGCGACAATGAGTAAGTGGGAGCTGAAAGAGGATCAAGATATATCGTGGTGGCATTGCGGTCGAGCTGGTTATTGGGAAGGCGACGATGTTTACTGCTCTAAGTGCCAAAATAAACTAGATGAGGTGGCGTAATGGGAGAAGTGATTAGCTTTCACCCACCCAAGCAGGAACTTATCCTGTTATATGAGGTAGTAGACGAGAGCGGGAACGCCGAGTGGGGTGGCAACAGCGAGAGAGAGGCTCTTGCCTGGATAGCAACCTCACCGACAGCTGTAAGGATACTGGTATCGGGCTGGACAACAGATGATGATGACGCCTACCTAGTAGGTCAGCCGTTGGATATTACGGCAATCGTGAGAGAGGCTAGTAGATGAGCTACTGGCTGGTAATGGGAGCTGTCCTACTGGTAGGCTACCTTATGATTAAGAGAGGAAGAGAATGAACGAAAAGAGAATCAAGTCTGCCGCAAGTCAGGCTGTCAGTTACAGAAACTACAGACGAGCGAGAGATCGCGCCCTAACTAAGTTGGCTACCGCCCACTTTGAACAATACAAAGAATTGTTAGAGAAGGAGAAAGCCTTTGATGAACAAATGGGTAAGAAGTGGCTTGATATTAACGGCACTACTGCTGCTAGCCTCGTGGATACACGATCCGATTCCAGCTCTGCACCTACAAACAAAGCCGGTAATGAAGGAGAGAACGAAGGCGACAATGGGGGAGAAGCGTGAGAACCGACAAACCGCTATCAAATTTAGTAAAGCTCTCGGATATTCGCCAAGAGAGAGAGCGTGCCTTGTCACCCTATGGACCCGTGAGAGCAGGTTTGACCACCTCGCAAAGAACCAGCGAGGAAGTTCGGCTTATGGAATTGCTCAACTCCTTAGAGAGCGTAGTGGAGACCCTGAACTTCAAATCCTTCACGGTCTACGATACCTTGAACACCGCTATCGAGGGAGTGCGTGCCGCGCTTTGCGGCATCACGCCAAAGGCTGGTACTGATGAGTAACCTAACAGGAGTATCACTATTCGCTGGTGTAGGTGGCTTTGACCTAGCGATGGAGCGCAACGGTGTAGATGTTGTAGCTTCAGTTGAGATAGATAAGAAGTGCCAAGAGGTACTGGCACACCGGTTTCCTAATAGCAAGATCTTTGATGATGTAACTACAGTAAAGGGGAGTGATTTAATTGGAGCAGGATTTGAACCAAGCAAAGGAATTATTACAGGAGGATTTCCCTGCCAAGACCTTAGCGTCGCTGGCAAAAGAGCTGGTCTTGCTGGCGAACGAAGCGGGTTATTCTGGGAGATTGCAAGAATTGTGGAAGAAACGCAAAGCGAGTACGCAATCCTCGAAAATGTACCTGGTTTGCTTTCCTCTAACAACGGAGCAGACTTTGCTGTCGTACTCGGGACGATGGCAGACCTCGGGTATAGTGTCGCCTGGCGCGTGCTTGATGCTCAGTACTTCGGAGTACCCCAACGGCGCAAGCGTGTCTTCATCGCTTGCCGACGTGCTTCAAGCGGAAGCGCCGGAGAAATACTATTTAAGCAGCAAGGCGTGCGACGGGATCTTGAGACGAGCCAACCGCAGAGGCAAGACCTTGCCGGAAGCACTGCAAGAAGCTTTGGTCAAACAGGGTTCGCTAAGTACAGCCCAGGAGTAACAACCCTCACAGCTACTACATACAAAAGGCCTGAAGACAATGTTGTGGTTCACGAAGAGTAGGCGGGCGCAGAATGATGAAGACTATGAAACGTGGATTGAAGGGGGAGTGATGCCTACTATGAACGCATTTGATAATGGAGATGTGCGTACTACTATCATTGTCTTTCACCCCCACTACCACGATGGAGCTAGGATACAGGGAGATACGATGAACACTCTTACATCACGTATGGGTACAGGTGGAAACAATGTATCTATGGTTGCAACAATTCCCATACAAGGAACTATTATCGGAAGAAGCGACACAGCTGGGCCACAGGGCAAAGGATATGGAGAGGACGGAGATCCTATGTATACATTAGATTCAGTAAGTGGTCACGGTGTGGCAACGCTTATGCGTATGCGAGAAGGTAAACCAGGTGGGGGCAAAGGCCCTTTGATTAGTGAGGATAAGTCATTGACGATAGCAACATCTAATGATCAGACCTTGTTGAACAAGGGAACTGTGCGCCGCTTGACGCCGGTAGAATGTGAAAGATTGCAGGGATTCCCTGACGATTGGACAGCTGGACAATCAGATAGTAGTAGATATAAGCAGATGGGAAATGCCGTTGCTGTGCCTGTCGTAGAGTGGGTAATCGGAAACATCTGTGATATAGTATAGGAGCATAGCTTACCTACTCTGAGCAGCCCAACTAACCCTCACCGTTACCTCTTTCCGGTGGGGGTTAGTGCTTGTTATCTGTGCTATAAAAACCACTACCCTTAAAGGTAATAGAAGGAGAGGACCACTTGCGTTCAAGTACGCGGTTGCAACTGGTACATATGTATGTAGCTTCTGGGTCAATCATCTTTCGCTCAACAGTGCGTATCTCACCGCACCCTGGACACTCGTAATCGTATGTCATAGCTTCACCGCTTCCTCTACGTCTAGGTATCCAACTACCTTCTCTACCTTGTTGTTGTTCTCAAACTCTGTTGTTGCTGGCATAGGGTGGACAAACCATTCAGGTTCATCTATTTCTGTAAGATCAAAGGAGTAGATGCCAAGCGGTGTGCTGTTGATATAGAAGGGCAGTAGGTCACGGTGATACGCCTGCTCGATGAGCTTGCGGTACTTCATCTGCTCTATAAGTAGCGTAGAATAATGGGTTTGGCGACACTTCAGTTCAATGAAGTGACCGGCCTTGGCACTGGTGCAGTCGAAGGCATCATAGATTCCAGGCGCACGCTGTAAGTCTGGGTAAAGATTAAGTTTAAGAAAGTCATACAGAATTATCTCGTTCACCGGTATGGACTTATCCCACCGAGTTCATCTTGTAGCTTACGCACTGCACCTAAGCACCTGCGCTCTGCTGTACTGGTAGCACAACCAAGTACGCCACCTATCTGAGCTAAGGTAAAGTTCTCGTGATAGCGCAGGGTAAGTACCTGCTGTGAGTTAACATCTAACTCAAGGTAAGCCTTCTTGATATCAATGAGTACTGCAAGCAGGTTGCCACCCTCTGCTGGAGATGATGAGCCTTTAGGTTGACCGTCACGGATCATCTCTTGTGCCTGCTCTAGTACAGTACCGTCGAGTACTGATGCAATGACGAAGGGCAACAGCTGAGTGAGCGTAGCTCCCTCGTAGTAGGCCTCATCTGTGATGTGATAGCCAGACTTGACTGCCTTCTCCTTGCGTGCGTATCGCTCTGCTACACGCAGCATCTGCCACGCTACACGGTGCTCGTTATGCTGGCGCTTCTTAGTTTCCGGCTCTGATAACTGCTCGTTGATATAATCAACGCGAGTAAGCGCCCACTTGACACACTCCTGCTTGATATCATCACGCTCTACAAAGTTACCAAACCTGCGGTAAGTGGTCTGCGCTACGGTGTATACGATGTCATAGATGTTCTTGTGCAGTTCAGTCACAGTCAGGTAGCACCAAATCTATAGTGTGCTGTATGTTCAGCAGCTTGATAGCGAGGAAGTCTATGTAATTACTAGCATCTGCTAGCTCTTCAATCAATTCTCTGATGGTATCTGAGGTAGTAAAGGACTCGAACTTCTGCCCCTGTGCTATAGCGTACTGGTCGTGGCCTACGCCCTTGACTCTGTTAGCACGCAGTGAAGCAAATGATTCAATGAAAGATGTTAAGTCCTCGGTGGACACACCACCTGCACGGTATCCAACTACCGCTAGATGATCTACTAACGGGTTGCTGTTGGACATATTAGAAGTGTCTCCTTCTCGTAGTTGATTTCCAAGATGTGAAAGCCCATAGTATGCAAAATCTGTACCATCTGTGCCCATTCACTCTTATCCATTTCCTTCACCCACTAACAAAGTCTTTGTAGCTTCTGCTCCATAGGCTAAGTAGTAGTCATTGATGTCCATATTGGGTGGTAAGTGTACTATCGTCCCGTTTAATACTTCCTGTGACACGCGCTTAGAGAAGTCAGCTCCAGGATTGGAGCCATCTTCCTTTACATCATTGTCACCTACAATATAAACAGAGTCATAACCTGATAACAACTTAGCAAAGTGTGGCTTCCACGCTTGCACTCCAGGGATACCTACTGCTGGTATACCAAGGACACCGGAGACTATGACTGTATCTAACTCACCTTCACATACAATGATGTGCTTACTTAAGATCGTAGTATCAACTACGTTATAGAGATGAGCCTTCTGTCCTGTAGGGCTACCGTACTTGGGCTTACCATCATCTAATCTACGGAACTTAAAGCCAACGCAGTGACCAAGGGCAGTGATGTATGGAATAGATATCCACCCATCGTAGAGCTCGTGACCGTTCATTGGTTCAACGATGGTCCCCAAAGAATAAAGCGCAGCTACCTCTTCAGATATCCCACGTTCTTCTAGCGCCACGATTGCCTCTGGACTTATTTGTTGGGCGTATCTCTGCGCCGCTTCCAGTAGCAATTTCGACTGCGCGTTTGAGGCCATCGTTAAACTCCAAGTTCTCTAGTATGCACACAATATTAGCTGCGTTCCCACCCTTACCACAGGTAAAGCAGAAGTACAGGTTGTCATAGGTATTCATAGAAGCAGAGCGCCTGCTGTCATTGTGCATCAGACAGCGCACTGAAGCGTCTTTACCTTCTCTTACCTCACCACCAAAGTACCGAATGATCGGTGCTATGGGGATTGAGTTTGCATCAACGGAGCCTTTGAACCTTTTCTTAGAACCCAACCTGGACCAGTCTTGTGCTGGCATACGCACCCCTCGCATTGTTCGTGATGTGCTTCGCTAAGTTTAATTTGGTTCAAACGATTGTATTCACCTGCATCTGCACAAGGCTGGCAAATCACGCTTGGTCTAGCTCTTCGTCTGCTGTTACTTCTTCTGTAACAGTCTCTTCAACAACTGTTTCTTCAGGTACTAAGATGTCTGATGTTGTGATGATACCTTCTGGTACTGCCATTATTCTTTCTCCTTTAACCATTGCTGTAAGTCTTGGACCACCCAAGCCTTCTCTATGCCAGCGTTGCGACGCTTAACTACAACATAATGCAGTGGCACTTCTCCGATACCACGAGCCTTAGCGTAGTTAAGCGCCTCAACTTCTGCTTCTCTCCAGAACTGAGGCAAGTCTAGTCTCGCCGTGTTCTTGAGTTCTAGTATGTAGGTCTGTCCCGTGACAACTACAACCAGATCCCCTTCGTCGTCTTTACCAGCCAAGCGCAAGCGTTCAGCTAGTACACCAAGACCACGAAACCATTTCATTACATCAATCTCGAAGGCTGCACCCTTAGCCTTATTGTACTTCGGGCTGCTCATCAACGAGCACTACCTTGTTAGTCTTGTAAACCATCTGGCCTTCTTCATCTTTGACTATCTCTACAACACCTGACTGAATCAAAGCGTTGAAGAAGTTAGCAAGATCAACCTTAAGGATAGCTACTTCTCTATCTAAATCACTCATTGTTCTATCTCATTTCCATATTCATCTACGATGTAGTTACCAGTATAGCCATAGCGTGCATCACGGGCGAGCATCGCACCGTATGCGTTTCTATCTGATATCTGGCAAGCACCATAGTTAACTAACAAGGTTGCAAAATCCTTACCGTCTGCTGCGTGTGGACCGAAGCGGTTCTTTACCGCAGCAATCTTCAACTCAGCATTGGTTGGGTTATACCCAAGTGTAAGTATCAGTGCAGGTAACTGACTGACCTTACCGTGTACTGCACGTCGTGCTGGTGGTTCAGTAGGACTACCGTACTCAGACTGTTCAGAGACGTGGTGTAGCACAAGTACGCAAGCCTCAGTCTTACGAGCCATATCGTGTAGCTCCATCATAATTGCACGAAGCCCCGCCCATTCGTTGTCTGTCTCAGCAGCTACATTCATAAGGTTATCTATGATGATCAACTCAGGGGCTAGGCCGTACAACTCGACATAAGCCTTAATCTCCAACTCGATATCATCGAGTGACGGACTGGAGTCAAAGACCCACTTGATGTGCTTTAACTTATCAAAGTGTGTGTCGTAGTAGTGGGAATCAGAAGATAAGTTCTGCTCCACGTTCACCTGGTTATGACCAGATGTATGCGCTGCTGCTCTCATCATTACAGTTGTTGTATCTGTATCTGCTGAGAAGAACAGTGTTGGTACTGCTGCCTTGACTGCATAGATTAAAGCAAACATAGACTTGCCTGCATTGGGTGCAGCTGCAACCATACAGACTTGTCCACGTCTAAACTTAATTTGCTTTACAGCTAGTGCATCCCATACGTCAGGAAGTGGTGTCGCTTTGGTAAGGACAGTTCCCCACGCACGCTGTAAATCAAGCACAGAACTCTCCAAACGGAAGGCTAATATTCTTTTGTCGGCGGATTTCTTTTCTTTTAGTTTCAGTTAAACCGCCCCAAATACCAAAGCGTTCGTGTCGAACGCCCCAGTCTGCACACTCAGCTTGATGTACACAACTACCGCAGATAGAAATAATAAGTTTCTTTTCAGGAAACGAAGTAGTCTGTTCTACTGGGTAGTACATCTCTGTATCTATGCCTTTACAACTCGGATCCTCAAACTCCCAGGGTCCTCGCATACATTAACGAACCCAGATAGTCTCGCACTTATCTGGCGCACCCTTTGGTGAGGCGCACATATAACCCTGCCAAGGTCCCTTGGCTGATGTACCTGTCTTATAGGCCATTACTCCGTGCTTGCATACCTTTGCTCCAGGCTGTGCTGGTGCTTCTACTGGTGCAGCTACTGGTGTTGCATTGAACTGCTGTGCAATAACAGCGTTAGCTGTTGCTAGTGCGCTACCACCTGATAGTTCAGATGATGTTGACTTGATAAGTGCTGCGACCATTGATAGGTCAGTAAGACCTGTCTCAAGATCCTTAATATCTGCAGCATAAAGATTGATAAGAGTTCCGTCAGCTAACTTATAGTTAATCTGGAACTTTGTGTTTTCGTTTGCAGCCATTTACTTTCCTCCACTTGTTTTGATATTGAGTCTTACAGATTCGTTACCGACAACCTTCGGTACAAACCCCAGAAGTTTCTCAACTTCTTTTGCATCAACTGTCTCACGACCTTTGACTGTTGTCCAACTGATTTCTACGCCACTAGCAGTAACACCAGTAGAGCCTTGTAAAGATTCTTTCAAGGACTCGCGTTCCTTTTCCAGCTCTTTAATCTTGCTATCTAACTGTAGGTAGTGCAGTGCGTGCTTGTCAACTTCTGCGTCCTCAATCACGACTTCACTAAGGACGATACGTTCTTTCTTTAAACCACCACAACCCATCTCTTCTGTTGCATCGTAGTACTGGCAGTAGTCCTTGCAGAAGGACTGATCCTTCTCTGGTTCTGGCAGCGTTGTAGAAGCCTTGACGTTAGCTAACCAACTAAGTGCAGCCAGTGCCATCGTTTCATCGTAAGGCTCTGTATGTACCTTGATGTCCTTCTCAGCACCATCTCTAGCAATAGCAACAAGGTTAACTGTATTAACCTGGTAGCCATTCTTAGTAAGCAAGTAACCATAGAGCTGTACCTGCCAGCGCTGTTGGTTAGATGGGAAGTAACTAAGGTTCTTAATCTTAGAAGTCTTCCAGTCAATGACAGCACCGGTGCTAGGTACGAATAAGTCAACGTGTGCTTTCATATCACCAAAGGCAACCTCAGTTTCCACCAAGTATTCTTTACCTTCAGGATCAAGTGCACCGATAGCCTCTTCGATAGCTGCGTGGATAGCAGTACCCATAATGGCAGCCAACTTAGATTGGTTCTCGTTGGTATGTGGTTGTGCGTTTAGTCTGTACCAAACCTTGCGCTTACATCCACCTATCTCTGATGGACCTACCTCTGTCTGTAGGCTACGGTCACGACTTGCATCTTTAGCGTGCAGTACGTGCAGTAGTAATTCTTTCGGATCTTCTATCGCCATCTGCGGTCATCCTTCCATTGTAGGAAAGTATCAAAGCAGTAAGCACCGACAAATCCCATTACAAAACTAAATCCTGCTACTAGAATCAACTCTTTCATTTATCATTCCTTGTCTGTGCTACTACCTGAATTGGTGGGTGTGTATTGATATCCAGTAAGGATGAAATCCTGACCGCTTTCTCAGCTACCACACTTGCTGTTAATACTTTATTGTAAGACCTAGGTTCCAAGGAATACAAGTACCCAAGGGCATAATTCCCACCTGAGCCTGCCGAGAATAGTCCACGCTCAGATGTGTTAAACGATAGGTCACCACCGATAGAAAAGATATTGCCGTTGAAACCTATCAAGAACGAGAAGTTCATCTCCTTGTTATCGACCTCATAGTTACCCTCTTTGAATGCAGCTGAGATACTAGGCAGTACTCTGCTACCCATAAAGCGGGTTGGGTCTTCACCACGATAGAGCGGTGGCTTCCACGCATAGGCAAGGATGTCACCTGGACGTGAGTCACCAGTTAAACCCAGTAGATACTTACCCGTTGATACTATCTTGGGTGTCTCTACCGAGATGATGCGTTGATCACCGTCAGTGATTTGTGAATCGGCTGCCATTACCAAGAAGTCTGAGCCTTGGATACCCACGAGTGTTGTCATAGGAATACTTTACCAGTCTACGGCGTGTCGCAAGACACATACCAAGCTGTGTTTGATTACAATATGAGCCGTAAGGCGAATAACGGTAGCGGCCCTTAGAGGGCCGAGACAGGAGGCCCGACTATGCGGCTCCGTCTACCAACCCTGCGAAAGTTCAGGTCCGTTAAGGACCCATACTATGGCCTTCCTGAGCCTTTCGGGGCCGATTTAAGACAGTTAGGACCCGTTCACGTATGTACGTGTGGGTCTATGGTATTCAACGTCGCAGCATCCTTTGAGGACTACGAGCTAGTTTGGTACGCATTAGATGCAACCTGTTTCTCTTGCGGTAATTTGGTAACTGTACCCTGTCCCCCAGATCGTGATGAAGCACAGACTTTCACAGATTAACGAAGAGACCAGGACTGGTATATGCTCAGTCTGTGGTCCCACTAAAATCAAGCTCAGAGATTCAAGGCGACCTCTTTCCAACAGGTACAAATGCCACGCAGTCTATAGACGCTTCAGGTATCCCAACTCTGTCCACCGTAAGGACTACTGCGAGCACTGCAACTTCAAGCCAGTACACATCAGCCAGCTCGACGTGGACCACATTGACGGTGACCGGTTCAACAACGACCCGTCGAACCTACAGACGCTCTGTGCAAACTGTCACCGTCTCAAGACCCACCTAAGCGGTGACTCTTACTCTGGCATATTTTAGGGACAAAAAAAGGGGGCGGCCCCGAAGGACCGCCCACCTATTTGCCTCGCGCTTATGGGTTACTTAGACCCACGACCAAACTCTTTTGCCTTTGGGTCAAGTGACTTCCAAATTGGGGCAATGAAGGCTGATGCAAAAGCATAGGCTAATGTCTTTGGATCTGTAACTCCAGCTGCGTAGAGCGCTACCACTGCTGGTACTGCTGCACGAGCATAAGTTGTAGCGATTGCGATTAACTTAGTTGTGTTCATTTTTCTCCTTATGATTTGAAGACTGGCTTACCAAAGCCAACGATGGACACAGCTTGTGACCTACGTAGTTTGGAACCATTCTTCTTTTTGTATGCACGAACCTTGCGGCAAACTTCTCCGCCGTTTCGCTGGTCACCCTTCTTATCGGGAGCAGTGTTGCCCTCGATACAGGTGACTGTGCCATCGCCGTTATCTTTAACGACAATGCCAACGTGAGAGATACGGTCTAAACCATCTCCTGGGAAATCAAAGAACACGATATCTCCTGGTAGTGGAACTGCTTCCTCTGCCTTTTCCCATTGACCCTTCTTAATGAAGGCTCCTGCTCCTGCTGGTGTGTATACACAACTAGGAATCTTGAGACCTACTTCGTTAGCGCACCAGTTAACAAATGATCCGCACCAAGGTTGGAAGTTAGCCTTGGTAAATGCACCGTACTTGGTTTCATTATCCTTTGGTCCCTCGATAACTCCGATTTCACCCTTGGCTACTTCAATGAAGTCTGCTCTCTGTCCCATTACTCACTCGCTTTCTTATCAACCTTAGCGAAGGCTGCGTTGATTTCTTCTGATGTAAGGCTTCCGTCTGCTAGGTAGAAACGGGCCAGTGCTTCAAGCACTCGTGCCGCACCAAGGGCACCAGCAAGTGTTGCTGCCTGCCATACTTCAATACCAACTAGAGAGCCAGCACCAATAACTCCGAGTGATTCTGCTGCAATGACAGCAAATATCCTCATCATTACATTCTTAAATGTATCCATTATTCATCCTTTAGGTTGCGTAAATTAAGAGTGACTATCCAGATAATCAATGAGATGCCAATGGCATATCCAACGATTGTCTTGGCAGAACCTTCAAGGACCACCCAAGCAATAAACATACCTAGTAGAGTCCAAAGTTGATTTGCTATATCGGAGAAGAACTTTTTCACTATTACTTCCTTCTATAAGCAGCGCCTGCAGCAGCAGTTGCTGCAGCACTGGTGGCTATATTTCCTACAATTACTGAGGCAATGACTACCTCTTCAGCTCGCTCACGAACTTCAGGTGGTAGGTCTGCACCCACGCTGCCAAGGGCAGCAAAAGCTGCTGCTGGATCAGTGAACAATTCACCTAGTAGGGCAGCAGGGTCCTGTAGTAAGGCCACCGCTATTGCAACTTCTGCTGTCACTACTACGCCGTTATCTAGTGTTACCGGTGTACTAGGTGCTAGACTTTCCAAGTTAACATCGTTGATGCTTGGGGGTTCAGGTGCAGTATCAGGTTGAGGTTCTGGCTCAGATTCTTCGACTAGCTCAGGCAAAGGCTCTGGAGCTGGTGCAGGTGGCTCAGGCTCCACTGGCGGTAGAGGCGGCTCTTCTTCAACAACAGGTGGGGCAGGTTCTTCGACAGGCGGTGGCTCTTCAACAACTGGCGGCTCTTCCGCAGGTGCCGGTGGTTCCGGCGCTGGTTCAGGCTGAGGCTCAGGTTGAGGTGCTGGAACCGGAGCAGGTTCAGGAACTGGTTGAGGTTCAACTACCGGAGGCGGAGCAGGCACACTAGGTGCTGGCTCAACTGGCGTTGGAGGATTTGATGTGGCTGTACTTGTGTCTACTACTGTCGGTGTCTCAGACACTGGTGTGGATGTATCTGTATTACCAGGTACGGTCTCGGTATCGCTTGGTGCAACAGGAGTTACTGTCTCTACAACAGGATCATCTACAACTGTTGGAGTCTCAGAAGGAGTTGGACTTGGCGAAGGCGAAGGCTCTGGAGTGGGACTTACAGTAGGTGTAGGTGCTACGCCGTTGTAATAACCAGAAGCAGTGTTAGCAAGATTATCGCTTACATAGATAGTAAATCCTGGTGGCGCATAGCCACCTTCACAAAAGAATCTAGGGATGTAACCTTTATCAGCAAAGAACTGCTGACTGTTATCCCATCCAATTTGATATGTTTGCTGAGTGCCAGCTTGATTAGCACACGTTACGTCAGCGTATGCAGTTGCTGCACTAGCGGTGGGACTCCAAAAGAATGAAGTACCCAGGACTATAAAGAATACTGCGTACTTACTTGCCCTTACTCTCACAGAGGATAAGGTAAATTTGGTCAACGCGTTGTTCAACTCTGTCCAATCTTTCGCTGTTGATATTGACGGCATCTCTCATTGACGTTCCAGAATTGGGTTTAAGTTCAGCAAGGTAGTGTTTAACTAGCCAACGTACTGACGCTACTAAGCCACCAATGATGGTCATTACCGAAACTGCTACTGTTGCATAATCTTGCGCCTGCATTAGACCGTCCTTATAGTTACTAGGAGCGTGCCACCAAAGCCAGAGAAGCGCTTATCTTCTGGGGTCTTGTTGATGAAGTCCATCTCTTCGATGATACCCAAGTAGGACTCACCTGTTCTAAAGTCTTGAACGCGGATGGTGTCACCCACGTTTTCAATCTGCTCTAGCTGAGACATACGTGCGTAGGCAGATCCTTCATAGCCCACTTCGTTGCTGAACTTGTCACTCTCGTGGTCATAGCAGAATACTGGGTATTGAATCAAGCGCTGACGTGGTACTGCAGGCAGAGACTTCAACTGGTAGCCAGTAAATAGTGGCCCCTTGGCAGAGTCTGTAGTTGACCTAGACATAGTGAACTTAAAGCCAAGGTACTCTTGTGAAGTAGTTGGGTAGTTCACGTTAATCTCAGGCACTGTCTCGCCTTGCGAGAAGACACCGATAGAGTACTCAGTATCTGTTGAGTCAATAGACTGGATGCTAATGCCACCATTGGTTGTATCAATACGAGCCTGTAGTAGTTTGTAAATCTTAGTTTCAAGTGTGTTGTATCGGATATAACCGGTACGTAGGTAGCCTGTTGCTACTAAAGTCGTAGCCTCAGCCCATACGTTATTACCTGTAGTAAATGCTGCTCGGTCTGAGTTACCAAAGAAGGCAACCTGAGATGCAGTTGCGCTAGTACCTGTTGCAATAAGGTCCCAAGCCCAAGGGAAATACAGAGCGCTAGCGATGACAGTTGTAGATAGGTCAGTGCGAACTAACCCTGCCTCACCGTCTACCTTTGTTGCAAGGTAGGCATAGCTGTCCTTGAAAGCAATAGCAGTACAGGCAGCATCTCTATAGAGTAGTGGCCCATACTGGACATCTCCAGTTGAATCAGCAACGCCGACTCTAAAGCCAGCACTGGTTGCAAGTACTGCATATGTACCAAGGTATACATCAAAGTCATTGATGCGCTCACCAAGTGGCATATCAATAACTACTGTAGGTGTGTTAAGAGTTGGGAAGCCTAAAGAGTTAGGATTTGTAGCATCTAAAGTAATCTTAAATACAGATGATGAAGTTCCGTTAGGATCATAGCCTGAGATGTAAATTGCTTGCGGTCCTTCAGAGATGCTAGACCATACCCACGATGCGTTAGGATGGGTATAAAAAGCAGCAGGCAAAGCACCGCCACCGTGATTAGCATTAAGTTCGTAGATAGAGTTACCAATAGCAGCAATAAGGCGTTGCTTTACAAAGCGGATAGTGGCACGAGTAGTACCAGATGCATTATAGATTTCAGCATCAGCAGGTGTAGCACCAACTGAGCCTTTATGAACGTGAGTACCATTGATAAAGAAATAACTGGTGCCGTTAGTAGTAAGGCTGTAGATAGTAGAAGCTGTACCAGCCTGAGTAATAGTTGTTGATACACCAGCGCTAGTAATCTTCTTAAGAGCTGTGCCGTCTGTAACAAAGATGCAGTCATTGGTGCCATCATTGACACCGATTAACTGAGCAGGTGCTGCTCCTGCATAGAAGCTGGCTGTATCGTTAAGTAGCGTTGCTTGTCCTCTAGTCCAGACATCTATACCTTTAGATTCTGTGTACTGAAAGCGCAGTGACTCTTCCTGGATAGGCTCGAAATACTTAATCCCCGCTCCTAAGTGGAACGAGGATTGACTTCTAACCCACCAACCGGTGAGCGTCTGCTCACCAGGTTCACGAGTCTGGTCAATCTGTTGCTTACGATACTGAGCAGTTACACGGCGATAAGGTTGCTCATCGGATGCAGCAAGAAAGAATGGCAGCGCTGCAAATGCTACCTCGTATGCTGGTCCAGTTGGAGTATAGGAAGTAGATCCCGCAGGGTTGGAAAGAACATAGGGAATTGCCTCCGTGATATCGTCGCTATACGGCATTACTTCTCCTTAGTTGTTGGTAAGTGCTGCTACTTCTTCGCCTGTAAGACCGAGTGCTGCGAGCTTTGCTTGAGCGCTGAGCTTTGCATCAGCCTTAGCAGCCTCTGCTGCTTCTCGCTCTGCTCGCTCAATCTCTGCAGCCTGTGCATCTACTGCACGCTGTTCAATCTCCTCTGCTGTAAGGTCCACATAGGTCTGTGTTCCTTTAGCAAGGTCTACGATCAGTTTCTTATCAGCCATTTGTTTCTTCTCCTATGATGATTACGTGTGACGCATCTGGACAAGACCAGGTGCAAGTTTCTTCGTCAAAGGTCACGGTGTCGTGGCACTCTGGCTTAGGTGCAATGAAGGCATCGTGCTGTTCACTGTATGTGTAGCCGATACCTGCATAGTTCTTACGGATGCGTGCGTTGTAACTGGTCTGTACCCAAGTACCACCAAGTCCCAACTCGTTAGCC